TATTAAGAACTGCAAATTATACGAGTTGATTGAAAATTAAACATACCCCTATGACACACCCCTATACCTATGGGGAAACTACTAAACAGCCTCTTAAGCCCTGTATTTACTGGGTTTGTGTTTCCCCATGTGGGTTACTATACACATACTATACAGACTACTAAACAGACATTTGTGTTTAGTAGTCAAACCCTGTTTGGTAGTCTGTTTCCCTATACCTATACTAAACTAATATATATATATATATTATATATTTAAGTGTAAGTATGAGAGTGTTTAGTAGTTTAGTACTGAGGGTGTCTCATGGTATAGTTAATGTTCCACAGGAACAATTTTAGGAGTCAGGTCATGGACGACCAATGGGATGCACGCTCTAAGCAGGGCAAAAAAGAATATCTTAACTTGGCACAGGCTCTATATGCTGATCAGCCTACAGAAATCGCGCCAGTAGCCCCAAAACGCCCCAAGGCTGCACGCAAACCTACTACCCCTAGTGAGGCTATTATCCAGACCATGCTCGTCACCTGGGCTCGAAAACAGGGCTTGCCGTTGATTAGCATCCCTAATGCAGGCGTAAGGTCGCGCTATGCGGGTCACAAAGAAGTGCAGATGGGTCTAACAAAGGGTGTAAGCGATCTCTTCTTGGCGAGGCCATCAGGTGCCTTCCACGGCATGTGGATTGAGCTCAAGAGCCAAAAGCGTTTACCAACGATGGAGCAATACGATTGGCTGCAACGGATGATCAAAGAGGGTTATCATGCGGTGTGGTTTGACAATTTCGATGAAGCACAAGCTGCGATTGTTGCGTATTTGGCAGCATCTAAGCCATGGTAATGAGAAGTCTATGTGCTATCATTGCGATAACGGTTGTTTGACTATGGCATTAGGGAGAGATAATGATTTCACCGGACATGAGATTGAAGCTTAAGCAGTTGCTCATTCAGCATGAAGGCATGGAATTAAACCTGTACACCGATACAACAGGTAATGCCACAATTGGCGTTGGACATAATCTCTCTGCAAATGGTATATCTCAAACTATCGCACTTGCTATTCTCGATGAAGATATTCTTTATACTTACAACAAACTGTTCTCTCTTGATTGGTTTCAACAACTTAATGAGCCAAGACAAATAGCTATTACTGATATGGCCTTTAATCTCGGAGTTAAAGGATTACTTGAATTTCACAACATGCTATCTTCTCTCGAAAAGCATGATTATGAAACTGCATCATCAGCTATGCTTGAGAGTTTATGGTCAAAACAAGTCGGGGAGCGTGCTATTTGTTTGGCCAACATCATCCGTACAGGTGAATTATGATCCATCTATTAGCGGATGTTATGCCGATATTGCTAAAAGCAGCGCCTACAATTGCATCTGTGGTAGGGTCACCAATTGCGGGCGTTGGTATTAATCTCTTGGAGAATGCTCTAGGCGTGGAGCATGGAGATATTGCGGGTTTGGTGGGCAAGATTGCAGACCCAGGTTCAGAGCATGTCTTGAGTGATCTCGATAGCCAACATTCTTCTTGGCTAACACAACTACTTAAAGTTAAAATGCCCTCATCAATCGAGATAAATATTAAATTTAACTGGCAAGAGCCAGTGTAATAAAGCCACGGATAGGTAGCTATTCGAGGTGTTAATGATTAAGTTTGAGCGTGATGACGGACGTTATTACTACATGCGAATAGAAAGGGATATGTTCGATGAATTGGTTCTTGTTGTGCTTCGTGGCGGTCGTCATCATAGCATACATAATCGTGTTTGCAGCGGATCGATTCATGAGATATTACTCACTATCGAATCCATTTCGCGAAGACGACTCAAAAGAGGATATACATTAGTACAAAATTAAAGCATAATTAGTGAAACTCATCAGCAAAGGAATTGCTATTCTCCAATGACTACTGAACTTGGCGGTTGCCCAACAAAATTCACCGAGAAAACAAAAAATAAACTTCTTGAGGCTATTCGCAAGGGTGCGCCATATGCTATAGCATGCGATTATGCTGGTATTACTTATGCGTGCTTTAATCAATGGCAACACAAAGCAAATGATGATCATATTCCTGAGTTTGTTGCGTTTTTTGACGAATTAAATGCAGCAAAAGGCGAAACTGCTCTAAAATGGCTCGATTTCATCGACAAAGCCATGCTCGAATCCTGGCAAGCAGCAGCTTGGAAACTAGAGCGTAGATACTTCAAACATTTCAGTAATAATGCGCAAGCAATCGAACATGAAGAACGCTTGAGTCAGATTGAGGCGAAGTTAAAGGAAAAACACAATGACAAAGCCTAAGACAGTCAAAGAAACAATCAATGACATTGTGGTTAGAAACAAACCTGCAACCAACCAGAAATACACAAATCCTAATATTGCAAGCAAGAAAGTCACATTACATTCAACGTTGCGAGGAATACGCCGATGAAGAAAGAAGTTGATGATAGTTGCTACAGTTTAAATATGCCTCAAGGCGCTGATATTGATGGCTATAATAAGAATCTGCATCACAATAAAACCAAAGTGCCACACCCAAATAATGAGCGTGGAATGCACGCAGATTCAACGAAGATCATGAATATGGTGATGTGCAAGTAGAGTTGACAATGTTTATGCTTTAGTTGACAAAGTTTTTATGTAAGGTTGACAAATGATTTGTCCAGGTTGCAATTATCAAGAAACTCGCGTGATTGAATCAAGACATAATGATGAGAAGATAAGACGAAGGCGTGAGTGTGCGCGTTGTGAGCTTCGTTTTACGACGAATGAAGAATTAAAGAAGTATGAAAAGAAAGGTGGCCAATAATGTCATCGGCTTCTTTTCGAGCAAGACTAGACAAGGTTGAAGAAAGCTTTAATGCAAGAACATCACAGCACATCACCTTTTTGGATGACAGGACAATTATTCATGGCAGTGAAAATGACAAGACTTATGTTCCCAGTCCTACTGGTGAATTGTTTTCTGCTTCTCAGCATTTTGTTAACCTTGTTATTGGGCCATACGGCTCCGGTAAGTCAACAATGTGTATTCAACGAATCGTCGAGTCCACTTGCAATATGCCAAGATGGTTTAACGGGCGCAGACGAGCAAGATGGGCAATTGTCAGAAACACAAGCGGAGAATTAATCTCAACCACATTACAGACTTGGCTTACATGGTTTGGTGATTTAGGTGATATCAAAAAGCGCCATAAACCAATTCTCACATATGAGCATGTATTTAATGATGGTGAGGGAATAGTAGAATTAGACCTCATATTCATTGCGCTTGATAGACCAGATGATGTTAGAAAGATTAAGTCATTGGAATTGACAGGAGTCTATCTTAATGAGCTTTCAGAACTACCGCAAAATGTATTATCGCACTTTAAAGGACGGGTCAACGGTCGATATCCTAGCCGGTCATTTTGTCCGGAACCCTACTGGTCTGGCATCATTGCAGATACGAACCCGCCTGAAGAGGACCATTGGATATTTAAAGACTTTGAAGTAAATATCACTCCAAGCTATCGTATTTTTCATCAACCATCAGGATTATTAGAAGACGGTAATAATGGTTTTCTTAAAGACAGTGAAGGCAATTATCTGGCAAATGTTAATGCTGACAATGCTAAGCATTTGTCCGCGGATTATTACCCCAAGCTTGCTGAGAAGCAATCAGAAGGCTTTATCAAAGTATTTTGCGGTGGAAAGTATGGTCTTGTTGAATCCGGCAAACGTGTTTACCCTGAGTTCAATTATGATTTTCATTCCATTGCTAAGATTGATGCGATACAAGGTGACCCACTTTATCTCGGATGGGACTTTGGACTAACCCCAGCTTGCGTGGTGGTACAAATATCTCCGCGTGGTCAAGTGCGCGTGTTAAAAGAATACATAGCAGAAGACATGGGTATTAGGACATTTGCGAAAAATATTGTCATTCCAGGTCTAGCGATTGATTTTCCATATAACAAAGTTGGAGGAAGCGAAGGTGATCCAAGTGGGGCTAAGGGTGATGAGATCATGGAAGAATTATCTTGTATTGGGGAGCTCAACTCTTTGGGCATATCTACTAACGCTGCTAGTACTAATGATCCTGATGTACGCATCAATTCAGTACGATATTTTCTTAACCTTATGTCAGATGGTAAGCCATCATTTATCATTAGCCGTGATGCATGTCCAGTATTAGTGAAGGGTTTCATGTCAGGCTATCATTTCAAGCGCATGATGATTTCAGGTGATGAGCGGTATCAAGATAAGCCTAATAAAAATAAGTATTCACACCCACATGATGCATTGCAGTATAATCTAATGCGGTTTGCAGGTAGAACAAATGAGCCTGATAAACCAAAACACGATCCTTTTGCGAATAATACAGTGATGAGATGGGCGAATTGATGAGTGAAGATAGTGAAGTGCTTTATAAGAATTACCTTGAACAATGCATGAATATAAAGAAAGACCTTTTTGAGTTATTAAAATCACAACATCAACAAGCAGATCAAAGAAAAGAACAATATATTCAAGATGCTCA